GGGAAAGTATGGGTTCCACAGACTAGGTGGGCTGAAGAATTAGTAGATGAGATTGCAGAATTTCCATCAGGTGAGCACGATGACTTGGTGGATGCAACGACACTGGCGCTCATGCGCTTTCGTCAAGGGGGGTTCTTGCGCTTACCAAGCGATGAGCCTGAAGACATTCGGTATTTCAAAGGCCACCGCGCCGAGCGGTACTACACAGTATAAGGATTGAATATGAAATTTGGATTGATGGGTGTTAGTTCTGATGGAACTATGTTTACACCGAACGGCAAAAAATTATTTAAGCTGCCCGCTACTTTGGCGTTTGCAGTCCAATCCATCCAGCACTGGGTGGCTAAAAAAACTTGGAGATAAACATGGCAACGAGTTCAATGGACAAAAGTTTGTATCAAGCCCCTCAAGGCATTTCAGATTTGATGGAGCCTGATTTGGAGATCGAGATTGAAAACCCCGAGTCAGTTAGCTTAGAAATGGGCGACATCGAGATTGACTTAAAACCTCGCAAAGAAACAGCGGAAGACTTTGACGCTAACTTAGCTGAGTACATGGACGAGGGCGACTTAGATGCGCTTGGATCAGAATTGGTAGAAGACTTTGGCAAAGACATAATGGATCGCAAAGATTGGATCAAAACTTATGTTGATGGTTTGAAGTTGTTAGGTTTGAATTACGAAGATCGAACAGAACCTTGGCAGGGCGCGTGTGGCGTGTTCCACCCCATGTTGACAGAGTCCGTTGTTAGGTTTCAGTCAGAAGCAATGATGGAGACATTCCCAGCAATGGGGCCAGTCAAGACCCAGATTGTTGGCGCGATTGACTTACTTAAAGAAGAAGCTGCCGCTCGCGTGCGCGAGGACATGAACTATCAGTTGACCGAGGTGATGGTTGAGTACCGCCCAGAGCACGAGAAGATGTTGTGGTCACTACCACTTGCGGGTTCAGCATTTAAGAAGGTGTACTACGACCCAGCCAAAGGTCGTCAAGTTGCGGTGTTCATCCCTGCTGAAGACATCGTCGTTCCTTATGGCGCGAGTAATCTTGAGTCCGCCGAGCGGGTCACGCATGTGATGCGTAAGACTGAAAACGAGATCTTAAAACTACAAGAAGCTGGGTTCTACATTGATGTGGAATTAGGTGAGCCATCACACGAGTTGGATGATATTGAGAAGCAGAAAGCTGAAGAGCAGGGCATGTCAGCTATCAATGATGATCGTTTCCGTATCTTGGAGATGCACGTTGACTTGGACTTGGCCGGGTTTGAACACGAGGACAAGAAGGGTAAGAAGACTGGGATTGCGTTGCCGTACGTGGTGACTATTGAGAAGGGCACAAATAAAGTTTTAGCCGTAAGGAGAAATTGGTATGAAGACGACGAACTCCACACCAAGCGCCAGCATTTTGTCCACTACCAATACATCCCCGGTTTTGGCTTCTATGGCTATGGTCTTATCCACCTTATCGGCGGCTACGCGAAATCGGCGACGATGCTCATCCGTCAACTCGTGGATGCGGGAACACTCTCGAACTTACCCGGGGGTCTCAAATCTCGTGGTCTCCGCATCAAGGGTGATGACACGCCAATCCAGCCCGGAGAATTTAGAGACGTAGATGTGCCTTCCGGAAGTATCCGTGACAACATCTTACCCTTACCGTACAAAGAACCAAGTCAGGTTTTGTTTGCTCTGTTCCAGAACATAGTTCAAGAAGGCCGTGCGTTTGCATCCAGCGGTGACATGAACGTGTCGGATATGAGTACTAATGCCCCAGTGGGTACAACATTGGCTCTGTTGGAGCGCACACTCAAAGTGATGACAGCGGTGCAAGCTCGACTGCACTACACCATGAAGCAGGAGTTCAAACTCCTCAAGATCATCATCGCTGACTATACGCCCGAGGAGTACGACTATGAGCCAGAAGATGCAGGCCGTAAAGCCAAGAAATCAGATTACGACAGCACGGAAGTTATCCCTGTTAGCGATCCAAATGCAGCAACAATGGCACAGAAAATCGTGCAGTACCAAGCAGTTCTTCAGTTGGCTCAGTCTGCACCACAACTCTATAACTTACCTCTGTTGCATCGTCAGATGATTGAGGTGTTGGGTATCAAGAATGCTAACAAGCTTGTGCCCGTAGAAGACGACCAAGTGCCAACCGACCCAGTGCAGGAAAACCAAAATATCCTCATCATGAAGCCGGTCAAAGCGTTTATTGAGCAGAACCACGAAGCTCATATCCAAGCGCACATGGCGGCTATTCAGAATCCGAAGATTCAACAGTTGATGCAGATGAATCCGCAAGCTCAAGCAATCATGGCAGCAGCTATGGCGCACATTAACGAGCACATCGCATTTGAATACCGCAAGCAGATTGAGATGGCAATGGGTATGCCACTGCCAACAGAAGAGCAAAACAAACAAGTGTCTCCAGAGTTGGCGGATCGTATTGCGATGATGACAGCACAAGCGTCTCAGCAGTTGACCCAAAAAGCACAACAGCAAGCGCAACAACAACAAAACCAGCAGCAAATGCAAGACCCGATTGTTCAGATGCAGATGCAAGAGTTGCAGATCAAACAAGGCGAGTTGCAGTTGAAACAACAGAAGCAACAAATCGACGCTGCGGCAAAAGCAGATCAGATTCGTATCGAAGAAGCACGTATCGCGGCTCAAAAAGAGATCGCTGCTATGCAGGTTGGTGCACAGACAGCCGCAAAGAAAGATCAGTTAAACAGACAAATGGAATCTGAAGGAGTTCGTATGGGCATTGATGCGGCTAAGCACAAAGCGCAGATGGCTATGCAACAAGCGCAACGGGCGGCGCAACGAAATCAGCCCAGCAACAAAAAGGGGCAGTAAATGGATTCACAAGCACTTGCATACCTACTCAAAGAAATTGACAAGTTACGCGAGGATCAAGCCATTTTTTTAAATGGTGGTGGCGCAAAGGATTTCGCCGAGTATCGGCACGTCTGCGGAGTTATTCGGGGTCTAACTCATGCAGATCAAATTGTCAGAGACCTTGCGAAAAAAATGGAGTATTCCGATGACTGAATTTGATGTCGCTGCGGTAGATTTGTCTGGCATTCTTAATACGAGTGCAGAAGAAAAAGCTAAGCAGTTGCCCGACCCAAAAACTTTTCACCTTCTGTGCGTTGTACCAGAGGCGATGGAAGAGTTTGCCGACAGCGAAATTGGTATTGTCAAATCAAACCAATCTATGCACTATGAAGAAGTACTGACCCCAGTACTGTTTGTGGTCAAGCTTGGCCCCGATGCCTATACAGATACCGCCCGGTTCCCTAGTGGGCCGTCGTGCAAGGAAGGTGACTTTGTCATTGTCCGACCCAATTCAGGCACCCGTCTGAAGATTCATGGCCGCGAATTCCGCATCATTAATGATGATTCGGTTGAGGCTGTTGTGGAAGATCCGCGCGGAATTACCCGTGCTGCATAAGGAGTAATACATGGCAACGCAAAAGTTTGAAGACTCTTATGAGTTTCCCGATGAAAAAACAGAGAAAGCTTCTGCTGAAGAGAAGTTTGAGATAGAAATTGAAGACGATACCCCCGCGCAAGATCGTGGCCGCAAGCCCATGAAAGAGCCGGTGGAAGATCCAACCGAAGACGAACTATCCACATATGACGAGAAGGTTCAAGCGCGTATCAAGAAGTTCACCCGTGGCTACCACGACGAACGCCGCGCCAAAGAAGAAGCCCTACGCGAACGCGAAGCGGCTGAAAACTTTGCCAAACAAGTCTATGAAGAAAACAAAAAACTTCAACAACAGCTTTCTAATGGAAGCAAAGTATACATTGAGCAGTCTCAATCTACCGCCCAATTAGAGCTTGATTCCGCAAAGAAACGCTATAAAGAAGCCTACGAGTCTGGCGATGTAGACGCTATCACCGAAGCCCAAACAGAAATTGCTAAAGCTACTCTTAGGATAGACAAAGCTTCTGGATTAAGGCCCATTGAAGTTGAAGAACGTGAGTTCCAAGCCGTACAGCCAGAACAACCTAAGTTAACCCCCCGCACTAAAAAGTGGGTAGATGCCAACACTGATTGGTGGGGAGTTGATGAAGAAATGACTATGACTGCGATGGGTATTGACAGGAAGTTACAAAAAGAGTATGGTGCGGACTATGTAGGTACTGAAGAGTACTTCAAAACCATCGACAAAACGATGCGCAAAAGATTTCCTGAACACTTTGAAAGTGAACAGAGCTACGAGGAAGACGATCCGCCTCCTAAGAAAAGGGCGTCAGAACCGGAAGAGGAGTATGAAGATACCCCACGCCGTGCAACAAGAAATACTTCGCCTGTGGCACCAGCCTCACGAAGTACTCCACCTAATCGTATTCGTTTAAAAGCATCAGAAGCCGCCACTGCGCGTCGCCTTGGGGTGCCCATCGAAGAATACGCAAAACAGGTTGCTCTACTTAGAAAAGGAATATGAAAATGGAAAATACTGAAGTCACTAAAGCTGGAAAACCGCAAATTCGCTTAGATCGTGCGTTGGATACTCGTCAGGTTATGCAACGACCAACATCATGGCAAGCGCCAGAGGCTTTACCTTCACCCGACGACAGACCCGGTTGGTCACATCGTTGGATTAGAACCAGCACGCTGGGGACAAATGATCCATCAAACATTTCGTCTAAGTTCCGTGAGGGATATGAACCCTGCAAAGCAGAAGACTATCCAGAACTCATGATGCACGCTTCCGTTGACGGACGCTTTAAAGGCAATATCGAAATTGGTGGGTTAGTACTTTGCCGTATCCCAGCCGAGTTTATGCAACAACGTGACGCTCACTTTGCCAAGATAAACAAAGCACAAATGGATTCGGTAGACAACACCTACATGAAAGACAATGACCCACGGATGTCAAAATTCGCGGAAAGATCGTCCAAAGTAACATTTGGCACAGGTACATAAATTTTTTTTAAAAGGAGTCTTAAATGGCTTATCCAGTAGTTGACGCCCCTTACGGGCTAAAACCATTGAATTTGATTGGTGGTCAAGTATTTGCGGGTTCAACCCGTATGTACCCCATCCAATACGGTTACTCAACCGACATCTTCTATGGTGATTTCGTTGTTCTGTCCCGTGGCTTTGCCACACGCGCCTCAGTTACTACCGGCACTGGTTTGAACCAGACCGTTGGTATTTTCTTGGGCTGTACATTCACTAACCCTGTAACTAAGCAAAAGCAGTTCAGCCAATACTGGCCCGCAAGCACCGCAGCAGGTGATTGCCAAGCCTACATATCGGATGATCCTGATGCTGTGTTCAAGGCAGTTGTTTGTTCTGCTACAACCGCTGTTGCATCTGGTGCTTTGGCGATGATTGGCACTAACGTGTCAGCTATCAACAACACCGGTAATGTCAATACCGGAAACTCTGCTAACGCAGTTTTGGCTCCTAGCGATACTCCTGTCACAACCACTCTGCCTTTGCGCGTGATTGATGTTGTGCATGACACAGCAGTTGATTTGGGTACAGTTACTTACAGTTCAGGTACAACTACCTTGACCGTCAGTGCTTTGCCTTTTGCACTGCCAGTTGGTACAGACGTTTCTGTGTTGACCACAAATGGTCAGCTTGCACAGACAGGTTCTTTTGTTGATACAGCAGCCGCAGCAGGCGCAACTTCTGTTGTGCTGAACCAAGCCGCCACATTCACATTGAATTCTGGTGTTTACACATCGACTGTGGTTTTCACTCAGTATCCTGAAGTCTTGGTTAAGTTGAACCAAGGTTTGCATGGTTACTATTCCGCCACCGGCGCATAAGGAGTTATTTAAATGGCTATTTCACGTGCACAACTACTTAAAGAACTCTTGCCCGGCTTGAATGCCTTGTTTGGCATGGAGTACGCTCGTTATGGTGAAGAACATAAAGAAATTTATGAAACCGAAACCTCAGAGCGTTCTTTTGAAGAAGAGACCAAACTGTCTGGCTTCTCAGCCGCACCTGTCAAAAACGAAGGTTCTGCCATCGCTTATGACAATGCTCAAGAGGCATGGACTACCCGCTATAACCACGAAACCATTGCTTTGGGTTTCTCAATCACTGAAGAAGCGATTGAAGATAACTTGTACGACAGCTTGTCTGCTCGTTACACCAAAGGTCTGGCTCGTGCTATGGCTTACACCAAGCAGGTTAAAGCTGCTGCTACTCTGAACAACGGTTTCTCTGCCGCGTATCCCGGTGGCGACGGCGTTGCTTTGTTTAGCACTGCTCACCCCTTGGTTTCTGGTGGAACCAACTCCAATCGTCCCGCCACTGCTGCTGACTTGAATGAAACTTCGTTGGAAAACGCTGTTATTCAGATCGCCGCATGGACAGACGAGCGTGGTTTGTTGATCGCCGCCAAGCCCAAGAAGCTGATTGTTCCCCCTGCATTGCAGTTCGTCGCTACCCGCCTGTTGGAAACCAACCTCCGTGTTGGCACTGCCGACAACGACATCAATGCGTTGAAGAACAACGGTTCTATCCCCGAAGGCTACACCATTAACCATTACCTGACCGACACAAACGGCTGGTATTTGACTACTGATGTGCCTAACGGTCTGAAGCATTTTGTTCGTTCACCCCTTGCTAACAGCATGGACGGTGACTTTGATACCGGCAACGTCCGTTACAAAGCCCGCGAGCGTTACAGCTTTGGCTGGTCTGATCCATTGGGAATGTTTGGTTCCCCCGGTTCAGCATGATAATTTGGTTTTAAATAACCAGATGAAGGCCCCCTTTTGGGGGCCTTTTTTATTAGCCTTGCAATAGTCATAGAGACTCCGTAGGATTGTTTTGCGGCATGGGGCTGCACCAAATTAAAGGAGTCTTTTATGTACAAGGTAGAAATTAAAATTGGCGATTGGGATTTTTTGGAAGACGAAGTTGTGACCATTGAAACTAGCGACTTTGAAAAAGCACAGATCATCCAAGAGTTTATTGAGTTCCAACAAGCCTACGGCTGGGCTGTTGACTATGACGTTACCGACGAGTTTCTTGCCAATCAAGATGACGAAGACGAAGAGTACGTTTACGATGAAGAGACCGACGCTTGGTATTGGTACGACGAAGACCTCGACACATGGTATGTGTACGACGAAGAGTCTGATGACTGGTTTGAGTACCTTGAGTACGAAGACGAAGACGAAGACGAGTCAGAAGACGAGGCTGAGGAACCCAGCACAGTAACGCACTACGTTATTACTCGCGTGGAAGAGTGATTTCAGTGGGGGCCTCGGCCCCCTTTTTTTCTGCGTGGCGTTCGTTATAGTGATAAACCCTATGGCAGTTTGAACACAACACTATGCATTGTTGTATTTCTTCCAGTGCCTTTTTGTAACTTTTAGCTTTTACAAGTGCGTGTACGCTGGCGTTCTTCATTTCCGGATCTATGTGGTGAAAATCCAAAACTGCCGGATGGTTAGCCCCACATTCAAGGCACGACAAAGTAGCTTTAAATTCTTTCCATTTCAACTTAAATGTACCGTTTGATTTTTTGGTAGCGTCTTTGACCTTTTGCGTATTGTTGGCGTAATGCTTCTTGGCATACTCCTGTTGCTTTTCTTTTCTTTTGATCGGGTCTTTGTACGGCATATTGACATTCTACATAGATCGTGTATATTGCAACCATTCCGGGCTTTCCGGTGTATCTGACAGTCCCGGCTGACGACATGCAGACAGATACGCCTAACTTGCATGTAAGGAAAAAATCATGGCATTGACCACATTCTCCGGCCCAGTCTCTTCTCTCAACGGTTTTATCGGCGGCACATCCACTAACCCCATTGTCGAAACAACTGCTGGCAACGTATCCGAGTCTTACGCTACGACTTCAGCTACCACGGGCGATACACGCCTGTCGTACAACCGATTGACCTTTACCTCTACGGGTTCAGGCGAAACTTTTCGTGCTTTAACCCGAGTTACGGGTGCAAATGCTGCTACAGGCGGCACAATCAACGGCGCACACATCTCCACCTCAATCAACACAGGCGGCACAATCTCTGGTGCGGCTAACGCTATTCGTGCAACCTTGGGGGGTTCTGTAGCTACTCCGGGCGGCACTTTGGCTGTTTTGCAGTTGGATACAGATTATTCTGTTAACGCTACTTTGCCCGGCACAGCTTCGTTTATTCGTGTAACTGACAGCGGCGCAAACACAGGGGAAGTTCCTTTGTTGATGAACATTGAAACAGCCCCTGCCGCTACGATTGCGCCCACTGCAAGCAGCGTAACTACTGTGTCTAAAGCAATCAAAGTGATGATTGGCGGCACTGTGTATTACGTTCCTGCTTACGCTACATTCGCATAATGCAGATCACCAAGGAATTCTTGGAGACTGAGATTCGTGAACTTGAGACTGAAGCACATAAGGCGCAAACCTTTTTGACTCAGGCTCAAGCCACAATCCAAGCGTACAAGATGCTCATAAACAGGCTAGACGCACCTGAACCTGATAAAGAAACGGAGCAAGCATCATGATGCAGACAGACGTAAAAGCCGCGCACGTAGAAGCGACAGGTACAGTGGTATCGGGGCGCAACCGCCTCAAGGCATATCATTGCATTTCTGGTGGAACAGCGGGGGATATTATTTTTCGAGACGGGGGTGCTTCTGGCACGATTCGCTTGCAATTTAATATTGGTACAGGTACACAACCCATTTCATTGCTCATTCCCGGCGAAGGCATTTTGTTCGCGACAGACATTCATGTAACGCTACCCGGCACGGCCCCCAATGCAGCTAAAGTGACGACATTTTATGGCTAAGAAAAAAGGCCCCGTTCTCTCGGTCGGTCGTGGTGAAAAGCTACCTGCTTCCAAGGGAGCGGGTTTGACTGCCAAAGGTCGTGCCAAGTACAACGCAGCAACAGGAAGCAATCTGAAGGCTCCGCAGCCACAAGGCGGCGCACGTAAGAAGTCATTTTGCGCTCGTATGTCTGGTATGCCCGGCCCAATGAAAGATGAAAAAGGCAAGCCCACCCGCAAGGCGGCTTCTCTAGCAAGATGGAAATGTTGAGGTAATCATGGACGCACAAAACCAAGAAACTCTGAAGCAAATGTTGGATGGTGCTTCAATACTTACTGTTATTGGAACACTCGTGGAATTCTTACCAGCCGTCTCCGCGCTTCTCAGTATTGTTTGGGTGGCAATCCGTATCTACGAAACAGATACAGTTAAACGACTCATGGGTCGCAAGGAAGGCAGCGATGCCGAGCAAGAGTAAGAAGCAACACAATTTCATGGCAGCGGTGGCCAACAATCCAGCGTTTGCTAAGAAGGTAGGAGTCCCACAGTCCGTGGGCAAAGATTTTTCAAACGCCGATAAAGGCAAAACTTTTAAAAGAGGTGGTGATATGGCAACGAAAATGAACCCCGGTTTTATGGCAATGATAGCTAAGAAAAAAGCTGGAGCCAAATCAGAGACGCCTTCTAAGATGGGCAAGCCTGTGATGAAAAAAGGCATGGACACCGCCAAAGACGGCATGAAGATGGCTAAAGGTGGCGGCATTGAAGCCAAGGGTAAAACCAAAGGTAAGATGGTCAAAATGAACAAGGGCGGCAAAAGCTGCTAAAAGGGGTTAGTCATGGCAAAAGCAAGAAACTTAGCAGCATTGGCAGGACTCGCGGGTCTTGCTTATGCCATGCGGAATAAAGACGACGCGGGCGAGCAAAAGACAAGTTCTTACGCACCCTCTAGCAACATGACTCCGATGCAAGGTGTGGGAGATGCAACAAACGACGTAGTAACGCACGGAAGCTCATATACTGGTCGTAACAACCAGACCCCGATGCAAGGTGTAGGCGACGCAACAGACGATGGCATTCGTTCTGTGGCTAAATCTAAAACGGCCACAACTACTCGCACTCCTAGTACTCCAGCAAATCCTAGCGTCAGATCCGATCAGCTTCGTGGACTATCCAGCGCAGTAAAGCGCGAAGCAAAAACAAAACAATTTGCTCAAGATACCCCCGAAGAGTTGAGTGCACAAAAAACTGATGCGCTTGCGGTATCGTCTCGCGCCGCTAGAGCGGCTGATGCTCGTAGACGTATGGCTAAACAAAGTTCATATAAGTCTGGCGGTATGGTGTCCAAAGGGTCGTCTGCTTCCAGTCGCGCAGATGGCATCGCCACTAAAGGCAAAACACGCGGAAAGATTTGTTAATCATGAACGACGATCTGGAAAAGAACAAACAAGCCCCCCAAGACATTGATGGCGCATCTGCTGGGCGTAAGTTTGGCAAGAATGAACCTAATGTGCCGGAGCAACCCGGTAGCCGCATTCGTGTTGATGGTAAACCTGTAAAACCCGAGAAAAAAATGGCTAAGGGCGGTTCAGCCTCTAGCCGTGCTGACGGCTGTTGTGTTAAGGGCAAAACCAAAGGCACTATGGTTGGAATGAAAAGCGGCGGGATGTGCTGACATGGCTACAAACAGACCAAGGCGCGGAGATGATTTAACCCCCCTTGAAGGTGGCGGTGGCGGTGCTGGCGGCGCAAGCGTCAGAGGTACTAAGTACAGCAATCTACCTTCTCTTAGGGGGAATGCTAACGTGGTGGATGATTTTAGGAAGCTGACCGCTCCCCCCACAAAGGCAAAGGGCGCAGCAAGGCGTTCAGTTGAACTGGCCGAAGATCGCGCTATGAATAGAATGGCTGTGAGAGCCGCAGGTGCAGCGGGTGCAGGTGCAGCGGCCAAAGCTTTGACCAGTGAAGACAAACCCAAAAAAGGCGCGGCCAAATCAGATGACTACGAAGATATGAGCGGAGATGTTTCCCTAGACCCTTCAAACCCCACTGGCGCTGCTGGCAAAGGTATGAAAAAAGGTGGCATGACTGCTTCACGTCGCGCTGATGGATGTGCAACTAAA